CCAAAATAAATGCTGCCTGCGGCACTATCCAGCGACCCGGCAGTGGCAACATAACACTGGTTAATGTGGAGATAAGAGTTTGCCGTAAGAACAGCAGTCTGACCGTTTAATGATACAATTTCACTAACCACATTATGATCAGCGTTTAGCCCCTCAACATATACAGTTCTAGCACCTGTTCCCGCTGCTGTATCATCAGCATTATCTGAGCTTACTTTCATCTGTAAAGCAGTGGCAGGAAATTGAAGAATACCACCATAAGGCCAAACAGTTTCCACGGATGTATCGACGTCTGAGTTGTATCCAAACACAATGACACTTTGATGCCACGGGATCTGACCACGCGCCACTTGCAGATTGAACGGTTCATACGTTCCAACCCTCGATATTGATGCAGGTGGACGCGGAGCAGCCATTTATACCCCTCAACCGTAGTTCTTCGTCATCTCAAGGACGACAGTGTATCTATCACCAGCGGTTGCACCGACTGTTGTGAACAATACGTCGCCGGTCTTACCGCTGCCTGCGTTGTTTGACAAACCGCCAAAGCGTTCAAAGTCAAACGTAACGAATTGATCAGCACCGATGGTATAGCAAACAACGTCGGTCGTTGCATCCCAAAGGATATCAACGCCCATGCCTACCGTCATGGCATCAAGTCTTACGATATTCACGCTTGAGCAAGGCGTTCCTTGATAGGCCGCCAAAGCAGAAACATCCACCTTGATCACGGCGGACTCACCACTGCCATCTGAGATATTCGTAAACTTCATGACAGCCGTTTTAGAGCCGTCAAAAACTACCTGCGAAGCTACTGCATCCGCCATGTGATTCTCCTACAAAACAGGTTGTAAGGGCGATGCAATGGTTGCACCGCCCCTAATCACATTAGGCGGTGTATGTGCCGTGCTGGATGTAGTTCACAACGAGTGTGCCAGCGCCAGCGCCGGTGTTTGTCGATGTGACACGGATCTTGACGTCAGTAGTGCCGACATTGACCCAGTTACCGACGCGGGTTGCGTCAGCGCCAGCCGTTGCTGCGATGATGCCGAGCGTACCGCCAGCAACTGCGCCAGCAGCCGTGAAAGCCGTTGCAGAAGCCGTTGAGCCGATGCCGAGCGTGGAGGCTGCGCCGTCCCAAACTGTCGTTACAAAAAGCTGAATGCTTGTGATTGTCGAGCCCGCAGGGATCACAATGTTGGTCGTGTAAACACCAGCCGAACCACCGTTCGTAGCTTGCGTGATTGCTTCTTTTTGAGAAAGAACAACTTCACCAATGTTGGCAACGTCCGTGCCGAGTGTGGTGCCGGTTGTGTATTTGATTGGGCCCGAGCGAAGCGGGCCGGAGAAAGTCGTGGTGCCCATTAGGGTCTCCTGTCATTGGGTATGTCAGCCACTATGGCTGTCAGGGACTAAAAAACTGTATAACAAAAAGGGGGCTGACACAAGTCCAGCCCCCAATCTGTTGTAACACGGTCAGTGCAAATTACGCACCTTGTGAACCGTAGATACCGCGCGGGTCAGACCAACCGAACGAATAACGCTCGCGGGCCTTGTAGCGCACGTTGCCTGTGTCGAAGTCGCCTTCAAGAGCGGTCTTGAGGGGCGAACGAACGAAGTGCTTCATGCCGTTCGGCGCATCGGTCTTCACAAACCACGCATCAGGGTCAGTCAAGAAGTGATTGACCGCGAAGCCATCAGGCAGGTAGCTGCCCGACTTGATCGCGTTGATATCGTTGTCTGCTGTGCCGGTGCGTTGTTCCGACTTCAAGAGGCGCTGTGCAGTGAACTGAAGCTGCGGAGGAATGATGAGCTTCATGCCACGGAGAGCGACCTTGAGACCACGTTCGTCGATGAACAAGGAGATATCAATGAGGGCCTGCTCAAGCGAGGTTTCATTGAGGTCAGCTTGCGTCGAGAGCGTGTTCGACCAGTTGCCACCCATTGCAGTCGGGTGAGCCGAGTTCACCAACGAGACGCCGTCGCCGCCTGCATATGAAGACGAGAACGCGTTGTTGAGAACCGAAGCTGCCTTAACCTGCTTGGTGTTCGACATTGAACGGGCCAAAGCGCGGGTGTAGCGAGCCGACAACTTGTCGTAGAGGTTGTCTTCCACAGCTTCTTCCGTGATGGCGAATGCAAGAGCAATCGTCTCATGGGTGTAGCGAGCCGTGAAAGCTTCGCCAGCCTGATCGTAAGCGACGGCAGCGCCTTCGCCCTTCACAGGGGCTTGTTCGAAGCCATAGAGCATAACTTCTTCTTCGAACGCACGATCTGAGTTCTCCGTATCGAAGATTTCAGCGTGTTCGTTGTCGTAGCGGTTGTACTCAAGGCCAAAAAGAGCATTAAGACCGGGCTCAAGCTCTTTGAGGAGTTGTGAACGGGTAATTGCCATTGTCCATTACTCCTTAGACGCCAGCGCCTGTGCCGTTAGCACAGTAGCGATAGAAGTGATTGTTAAGCTGAACGATGGCAATGCGGCCAGCAACCGACGGATCCGAGTCGTTCGGCGTATCTACGAAGCCGAGGATGCGGAGGTTGAGGGTGTTGGTCGTGTTAGCCGTCGAAACCGCAAGCTCTGCCGAAGAAAGACCCGAGGTCGTTGAACCCGAGGTTGCCGAGGCAAGGTTTGCGTTAGCGTGGATGAGTGAGTCTGCTGCTGCCGCATCGCAGTTAATTGCGAATGTTGCATCTGGGTCAGAAACAATCGTTGCTGTCGCGGCAGTGTTTGCCTTAACAGCAGCGGTTCCCGGCCAGTACGGCGACCACTTGGGCTTGCCCGTGAGGTCGATGTAGTTGCAGCCCATGAAAACGCCGAGAAGCGGAACAGTACCGCCGTTGGCATTGCCGACGATGTCGACCAAGCCGTTGGCGAGCGGAATCACAGGGGTGCCCTGATAGATAACGCTTGAGGTACCAGCCGTCGAAGCCGTCTGAATGCTGTAGACGACGTCGCCGGTTGAGTTTACACCGCTTCCAAGCATACGATACGGCTTCAAGCCGAACGCGGCATCTGTATTTGCCATTGCTTAGATCCTTTGTTCAGGAGGTTCTTGGACCTCCAAACGTGACACGGGATTGCCGATCAGGTTTCTGAATCGGCATAGTTGAATTGCTCTCTCGCATCAGGTCGTTATCCACCGCGATGATCTGATCACCAGCCATTTTACGGTAGTAAGCATTACGCTGATCGACGAGTTCTTTTGGAATACGAGCCAAGACCAGACCACCTACCGCAATCACTCCGGCATGTTTGCCGTCCTGAAGGCTCGGGAGATCGTCCCGATCTGGATATTCCTCTGCGCGAACCAATTCGTAGCCTTCGCGAAGGCGAGCGGACATATTCTTCCGGTCATCGAACCCGTTGGTTTCGTAACGAATCCAACGGTGAACAAAGCCCTCCGGAGCCGGAGGTGCGTCCAAGGTGGACGGGGGGCGCCAGACTTTTGGTCTAACGGATTTTTCACGGGTCACTTCTGCACGTCCAGTACGAGTCATTGTACTCTCTCCTGTACGAGCTTCAGTTGCCGTTTGTAGTCATCATAACTGACTCCCAACCTTTTGGCAATTGTCTTCTGGGTTTCGCTGAGTTCAACGTCACCTGAAGAGCGTTTTACCTGTGTTGGACGGGCTGAAGCTACGGGGTTGTTGGGTTTCTTTACTGCGGGCTGCGTAAACTTATGTGGGAATTCCTGACGGATACGCTTATCCAACTCACGATAGTAATCATCATCCGTGGCTGAATAACCTTCCTGCATAAGATCTTCGTGAATGCCCAAAGCCTCTTGAGTCATGGCTCGATCTTTTCCGAACCATACATTTTTCTCGGCCCAGTTCTGGGCTTTTGGATCAGGCGACGCTTCTCTGGGTTGCGGAGGCGGAGGCGTTTGTCTTGTCGGTGCCTCAACTTCCTGCTGCCTGTAGGCCCGATAGTTGTGTAGACGTTCACGTTCAGTCGCCAAACGAACAAGGTTTGTTTGGATCTCAACCTGCTTATCTACGTCGCCACTATCTACGGCAAACTTAAGTTGGTCGCGATAAAGCTGCTCTTGAGTGGAAAGGCGTGTCTCTGCCTCGGACTCAAAACTTTTGCTAAGGGTTGTCTCACGTTTCCGGATTTCATCCAGTTCCGTTTTGACAGCCTTGGCGTAATC